CGGCGAGCCAGAGCATCCGGTCAGCACGATCGCTGGTGGACCACGCCTCCACGAGCGTCTTGTCTCCGAGCCAGGTGACGGCATCGGGGCATGGGTGGAGGTGGGCGATTCGGGAGATGAGGCTGCTCATGACTTGACCTCCGCGGCGGCGATCACCAGTCGCCAGCTTGGCCCATCACAGCTTGACCCGCCTGGGTCGCCACAACCGCAAAACTCTCCGTGGGCGATATTGTCAGCAGCCTTCAGCGCCTCGAGCAGCATCGGTGCAGCCGCGATGAGGCGGGCATTCGCCTGCGCTCTGTCCTCTGGCTCATCGCGCTCGACCACCAGCGACGCGATGAGCTGGTCCCCGGCGAAGACGTCTGGGCCTGGGTACTCCGCTCGCCACGGGCCAGGCGTGTATCGGGGCGCGCTCACTGTGCCACCCCGGACTCGATGTCTCGGCACATGTCGATCAGCACGTCCTGCGCCAGTTTCACCTCGGCGGCGTTGATCAGCTGCTTCTCGGTGCGAGGGTCGAGGACGCACACGTACTCCCCAAGGCGTACCTCCACTTTGCCGGCAACTTCGACTCCGGCGTAAACGATGAGGTCGTGGGCGTCGGGGCCAGACGGGGCGGGGCGCTCGAAGGTAAGGTTTCGTTTGAGGAACATGCTCTCTCCGGTGGGTGAAGGTGCCTGGGACTCGGTGCTCTCTGGGGAGCCGGCCTCGCCGCCCAACCCGCCGCCGCCCTGCCCAACCAACGAAACAAATAGTGACACGAGCCGGCCGCGCCCGTCAACAGGCCCTGTTGACTCCTGTTGACTCATATTGGTACACATGTCTGCCACATGTTCCACCGCGAAAAGATTGATTGCCAGGTCGTGCTCAGCCCCCAGCCCAAGGCAAGAGGAGCACGTAGGACATCCTCCGTAATCCTTACGAACAGCACATGGCGCGACATCGAGTCGATCGCGCGGGCCTCTGGATGCTCACGCAATGAGGTCTGCGAGAGACTCCTGCGGATGGCCATGGCAGATCTAAGGACAATGCCCGGGACGAACCCGTGAGGCGCAAGCGCCACTGAGAGCCGGCTGACACGAGCGTCGAGACCTTTCTCCGGCGCTGCGCCATCCGAGAGAGGCTCTCCGCCATCCTGCGTGAGCAGCATCGGGCCGAGGCGCCGTGGCGCGAGACGATGGAGCAGGTCTCCCGTCCCATCAGGCCCGCGGACCTCGGTGGTGAGGGGCGACGGTTGCCAGACATCGAGCCGAACGGAGCGCTGCTCCTGACGACGAGGCTTAAGAGCTGAGATGGCCTTCACCCGCGAGGACATCCTCGACGAGTTCGCTTCACAGGCCGCGCTTGGCACGCGGCGCGAGTGGCTGGAGGGCGTCCGCGTCTCGCGCAAGCGATGTCGTCGCGGCGAACAAAAGAGACTGAGCCCCGAGGCGTACGCGAGATGGAGAGAGAGCATCGCCGCATGGAAGAGGGCGCACCCCGAGCGAGTCCGGCAGCATCGCTGCAACCGCGCAGACAAGGCGCGACTCGAGAAGTTGCGGTGGCGGCTCGCCAACCCGGCGAAGCAGCGCGAGAGCGTGAGGCGCTCGAAGCTGAGGGCCAGGGCCCGAGCGCGCATCGTCAAGGCGGTGCTGGCGGCCTTAGTCCTACAGGCTGTCGGAGCTGACGGAGTGGCGCGCGCGCTGGCGGAATTACGGGAGATGGCTCGGGAGCAGAAGCGGCGTTGGAATCGGGACCACCCCGGAGCCTGCGCGAGATACAGCAAGAAGTGGCGCGCAAAGCGCAAAGGAGCAGCACCATGACCGAAACAGAGTGGCAGATGAGAGCGCGTGTATCGCCCCCGGCGAGGGACCCAGACACGGAGATGCTGGAGGAGGCCCTCGCGGAGGTGGCCGACATGGCGATCAAGCTGGAGCGCTCGGAGATGCTCCGCAGACAGGCCGAGGCGCAGGCGTCCCGCGCCATCGCCCGGCTCGCCAATGTGGTTGAGACGGTGCGCGAAGAGGCCGACCGCCGCCGTCGCGACGGCGATCACTCCGCCGCCCAGGTGCTGGGCTACATAGCCGGCAAGCTGCAGAGGATGGTGCTGCCGTGAGCGCCCGTAAGAAAGGGCCGCGATACCTTGCGCACTGGGGCTACATAGTGAAAGGGCGTGGCGACGACGGGCCGCTACGGTACTTCGAGGTGCCAGAGTTGGTGCGCCTCCTCAACATGGGCGAGCGAGCCAGGGCAGAGGTCAAGCGCCTCAAGGCTGAGGTGAAGCGCCTGAAGGAGGGCCACCACCACACCTGTCGGTGCGCGTCCTGCTACTGCGTCCACTGCCGCGAACCGCTCACCGCGCCGCACAAGCGGGGGTGCCCTCATGGGCGGACATAACACGCCGTGCTCCGTCCATGGCTGCGGTCGGATCGCCTCGCGCAAAGACAAGCTCTGCGCGACCCACTACCGCTACCGCACCCTCGGCTATCCCGACTGGGCCACGCGCCCCATCAGAGTGCAGGCTGGGCCGATGCCATGCCTCGTTCCCGGGTGCGCCAAGACGTCTCACGCACTCGGGCTCTGCAATGCTCACTACCGGCGCAAGCGCCTCGGGCATCCGCGCTGGAATGACATGCTCAAGGTGGTGCGCCTCCGCGGCGAGACGGGCGTGATTCCAGGCACCGGCCTACGCGTGCCGCTGCGAGACTGGCGAATGTTCGAGGCACACCGCCATGAACGCGGGCTCTCGAGCTATGCTCTGCTGTCGGAGATGGTCTCCATCTGGGCTGAGCTCCGACGCCGCAAGCACGCCTCTCGAGCGGCGGCCGAAGAGCGAGAGGTCCTCAACGTTCAGGACTACGTCCGCCGCGGGGTGGTTCTCGATGGCTAGTCATTGCGTCCTCACCCACTGTGGCCGGCCGACCATCCGCGGTCGCCGTCTCTGCTCTGGCCACCAGACGCTCCGGTCGCGGGGCTATGCAGATTGGGCGACGCGCACAATCTCTCCGCGGCCACACCTCAAGGGCGCCGTCTGCTTTGTCCCTGGGTGCGGCGTTAGGGCCAAGCAGCGCGGCAAGAAGGGGCCACTCTGCCATGGGCACGCGAGCGTGGAGCGCTACCGTGTGATGCGTGGGTGTGAGCCGCTTGATCCACGCGCGCCGTACGAGCGGAAAAAGAATGAGCATCGAGCCATGTGCGCGGCGCCAGGATGCGACCGGCTGACTCACGCGAAGGGCCTTTGCCAGGCACACTACCGTCGCAAGGATGGCGGCTCTCGGCTATCCATCCCGGTCGGCGAGGTGAAGCGCGCGCCGCAGAACAAGGTCCGGACCGACGCCCGGCGCGCGGCAGACGAGCGCATGGAGCGGCTGGTCCTCGACCAGCGACGGGCCGAGGCGATGCGTCCACTGCGGATCCGTGACTACGCCTGGGATAGGCCTGGGGCGTGGAGTGGCTGGTAGTCGATCGCGTGGCCAGGTGCCGTGCGGCAAGCCAGGCTGCGCTAGGCACCTGTATGCGCGCGGCGTCTGCTGGGTTCACTACGCCGCTGCTGTGCGCAGTGGCGAAATCGTAGTCGCCAAGCACCGCCCCAGAGGACCCTGCATCGTGGGTGGGTGCGATCGTACAGGGAGCGGTCGTGGCGTCAACGGGACCCTGTGTAAGACACACTACCTGACGGAGGCCAAACGCAAGGAGCGTGGTGCTCCTCCGCTCCGCGTTGGCGAGGTGCCGCGGGGCAATGCCATGGCCGAAGGTGCGCGGTGTTTCGTCTGTGGCCGCAACGCCAAGCGCCGTGGTCGTTATGTCTACCTTTGCGGACCGCACGGCATCTATGAGCACCAGCGAATCAAGAAAGGCCGGCCACCGTACGGCTCTGAGAGCGACATCCCGCCTGGCTTCGACGGCCCAGTGGCGACGGACGAGACAGAGGACGAGGCGAAGATAGACCGGCTCCTCGCGGCCCGCCGCACGCTGCTCGACGATCGCGAGGAGTTGCGCGCGCTAGACCCTTGGTTTTTGCGCAGCACCTGGTGGGGCTCTGGCGACGGTTGACAGCGGCCGGCGAGGCGTGAGACGAAGTGGGCGCATGAAGCACGGAGGGCTGCACAATTTCAGCGGGCTCTGCTCGCCCTCGCCCCGGCTCCCGACCCTCCGCGGGTGCCGAGCGGCGAGGTTTTTCTTGAGGTCGACCTGATGCGCTGGGAGGACGAGAGGTACGTAAGGCTCTACACGCGCGACACGGTCACCTGGAAGCTGCTCCCGTGGCAAGGCAAGGCGCTCTTGCCGCTGCTGTTGCGGAAGCTGGATCGAGCTGGAGTCCTAGACCTGGCCGATGAAGACGCCCCCGATGCCATCTCAGCGCTGACCGAGTTGCCGATTGACGTCGTGCGCGTCGGCTGGCCTGCGCTGGTTGAGCGCGGCGTCTTCGCCGTTTCGGACACGCAAATAGTGGCGCCGAAGTTCATCGAGGCCCAGGAGACTCCGCAGTCCGACAGGCAGCGGAAGGCGGAGAGCAGGGCTCGCGCTCGCAACATGGCCTCACAACCAGCTGAAATCATAACGGATGAGTCCGCTTTGGTCACACGGAGTCACACGGAGTCACACGGAGTCACGCCAGGTCACTCCGTGCTGTGCCGTGCTGTGCCGGACTGTGCTGTGCCTATCCGTGCCGTACCTAAAAAGCTTGCGCCTGCTTCGCAGCCGCCGCTTGCGTTGGAGCTTTCACCCACGGAGCTGCCCGAAGTCAGCGCGACGCGACGACTGACCGACTCGCTCTGTGCCATTTTCGCAGAGCAGCGCGGCGTCAAGTACGCATTCAGCGGCCGTGACGGGAAGGCTGCTCGGGACTTGATGGCCATGCCCGGAATCGACCAGGTGGAGATTGAGCGCCGCTGGCGCGACGGGCTCAACCGCCAGGGCTTCGCGCAGGTGTCGACGCTCTGGCAGCTGGTCGCGAAGTGGAACGACATCACCGCGCCGCAGAGGGACCCGCGCAAGGGTGGGGCGCGCGCTGAGGACGTGGACTGGAGCAAGTTCAACGGCCGCACCGGAGACGTGACGAATGAGTTCTGAGCCCAGGAGAATCGGAGAGATGTTGCCCAGCTTCATTGCGCGGATGAGCCGCCCGCTGACGGACGATGAGAAGTTGGCCAGAGCCGAGTGGGAGCGCAAGCGCACGGAACTCGAGGCGCGCCAAGAGGAGCGCCGCCTAGAGGGCATGCTCGCCAGCCTCGGGGTGAAGGCGACCACGGCGAAGGCCGTATCCAGCGGGAGGCTTGACCGCACCGCCGCACTGCAGGGGGTCGAGGACCAAGAGCGTTTCGGACGCACGTTCCTCCTGCTCTCCGGCGGAGTTGGCACAGGGAAGACGGTGGCCGCTGCCAGCGCTGCTATCGCGGCAACCAAGAGCGGGCAGCGAGCACGCTTCGTCAAGGCGGGCGAGCTCTCAACGCAGAGCAGTTTCGGCGACGCTGCCGAGGCGCGCATGGCGGAGCTCCGGCGAGCCGATGTGCTCGTGATTGACGACCTCGGACTCGAGCGCCTGCATGACATGTGGAAACAGGCCTTCGAGGATTTGATTGATCACCGTTGGGAGGAAGACTTGCGCACCATCATCACAACCAATCTGCCGCCAACGGCAGACGCCGGGCGGCAATCGATCCGTGGTGTGTACGGCGAGCGCGTGGCATCGCGCATTCGGCAGAAGGGCCTGATCGTCCTGTGCGGCACCGACGACCTGCGTCGAACGGAGGCGCCGTGAGCGACACTAAGCGCGAGATCCAGCGCCTGACCGAGCAACTCGCGAGCCGCGACCCGTTGCTCGCGGCATCTGTCGCCATGCTCACGGCTCTCAGTGCCCTTGAGCGCTGGGCCGTGTGTCGGAAGTGTCGCGGATCCGGAGTGGTCTCGTCGCCGTACGGGCTAGATGCCGAGGACTGCGACTGTGCGGCCGGCCGAAAGGCGGCTCCATGAGCGCGGTGCAGAAGCTGATTGATGCTCTGCGAGCGTCAGACCACGGGCCCCACATGGCGGACTTGGCAGACGCCGCGGAGGCGGAGTTCGCCGCGCGCGATCGTGCCGACGCGGAAGAGGCTCAGCTGCGCGCGGCTGCGTTCGAGTCCCGCCAGCGGCGTGACGCGGAGTTGCTTGCGGCGTGGCTGAGGTGGCGCCATAAGCCGGTGAATCTCACGGTGGCGATGGACGCCTGGAATGCGCTCGAAGAGTGGGCAGCCGCAAAGGGCGGTGCCAAGTGAGCCCCCACCCCGGCGAATTCCTGCGCGCTGAACTGGGCGAGCGAGGCATGACACAGTCCGAGCTGGCGCGTCGCATGGGCGTGTCCATTCAGGTCGTGAACTACATTTGCCGAGGGCGCCGGAAGCTTTCCGCGAAGCATGCGGTCGCTCTTGAAGCCGTGCTCGGAAGCGACGCTCGGACCTGGCTCACTCTTCAGATGCTCTTCGACCTCGATCTCGCGCGCGCCAAGCGCAAGGCGACGCCGTGATCTACATCGTCCTCCCCTACCCGCCGCCGACCAATCGGCTCTGGCGCAACTGGCGCGGCCGGACGGTGCTGAGCACAGAGGCGCGCGCGTACAAGGCGAAGGTGCGAGCGGCGGCGGGCGGCACGGCCGGGCCAATCAAGGGGCCGATCAGCATCAGCATCTGGGTGTACCGGCCTCGCAAGTCGGGTGACCTTGACGGCAGAATCAAGGCCGTCCTAGATGCCCTGCAAGGCGTGGCGTACGTCGACGACTCGCAGGTGGTCTCGCTGCATGCGTATCGCTTCGACGACAAGGCCTCGCCGCGGGTGGAGGTGGAAGTGAGGAGTGCCGAGACATGAGCAAAGGAGAAGTCAGATGGCTGAGGTGATTTTGTTTCTACTGATGGTGTCGTGGTCTTTGCCGGTAGCAGCGCTCGTGCTCGAGGCGGTGAGGAGATGAGGCACCCCGTCGACGCGTGGCTGCTCGGCGCAGCCGTCTTCATCGTCGCTCTCTTCGGCGGAGGCTGGTGGTTCGTCAGCCGCCAGCCGTTGCCGGAGGTGGAATTCGAGGAGGACGCTCCGGTCGCCATCTTCACCAGCCTCGAGTGGGAGGGTGAGTACGTCTGGGTGACTACGCAGCTGGGCGAGCGGTCCGTGACGCAGCGGTTCCCAGTCCGTTGCCCGGACGGAGGCGAGCCATGAAGCACCCGGTCGAGCGGGCCATGGAAATCATGGAGGAGGACCGGCGCTGGGCGCGTGTGATGCTTCGAATCTTCGGCTGGCTCACGCTGACGATGCTCGGCGTGGCAGCTGCGATGGAGGTGCTCTGATGGGTGGATTCACGACGTCGAAACTGGACATGGAGAAGGCGATGGAGATTCGGGAGAAGTACGCCGCGGGCGGGTGCACGTACCGCTCGCTGGCGCAGGACTACGGGGTGACGGCGCAGTGCATCTTGCTCGTGGTGAAGGGCATCACGTGGAGGCGGCCTTGAGCGTGTTGCGTGGCCTTGCAGTCATGTGCCAGCGCGGAGTCAACTGCGTCGTGGTGCGCCGCGCGATGGAGAAGACGGGCAAGAATGCGGCGCAGGCGCTGGCGCACATCCCGGTTGTCATGCTGGCGGTGTCGAGGAAGTGGACGTGTTCGGAGTGCGAGGAGAAGCAATGAAGATACTGGCAATCGATCTGATGGAACTCGAGAAGCACGAGGGCGATTACGGCTACAACGGCGGCATCGGGTGCGACGTCCGCGATGGGCCGTGCTCGTGCGGCGCGTGGCATCGACCGGCGGATAAGGTCAAGCTGCCGGATGGACGCTGGGCGTCGAAGCACAACATGATTCCCGGGAAGGTGGTGGCGCCGTGAGCGGACCTGAGCTGTCGTTCGAGGTGCACGTTGCAGAGGAGCCGAACTTCGAGCCGAGCGAAGCAACGCTGGTGTGTTCGAGGGGAGCAGAGGCGCTGTCGTGGGAGGACTCACTGATGAAGGAGTACGCCGAGATGACCAGAGAAGTGCACGCAGGAGATGGATCAATCCGCAGCGAGCCCGCGATCAACCTCAACGCCCTGCGCGATGCTGCGCACGGCAACTCGGTGGCGAAGGGGTTCTATGAGGCCCCGAACCAGAACGTGAGCGAGAAGCTGATGCTGGTCGTCTCGGAGCTGGCCGAGGCGCTGGAACATGCGCGCGCGGGCAATCAAGGATTGCCTCTGAGCCACTGGTGGCACGACGGGGTCAATCACGAGGGAAAGCCCGACGGGTTCCCGGTCGAGCTCATCGACGCCATCATCCGCATCGCGGACTTGGCCGGCTGGCTCGGCATCGACCTCGACGCGGCGCTGAAGGCGAAGCTGGCGTACAATGCCAGCCGGCCGCACAAACACGGCAAGAAGTTCTAGCTGCGAACCCCGCCACGGCGGGCGCGCCCACCCGGGAGCGAGCGCAAAGGCCGGAGCGCCCTTGCGCAGTGGCGTGACTGCGAGAAACCCCGGGATGCCATCACTCGGCGACTCTGCGCCGAGCGCGAGGGACGCGGGCCACCGGCGCACAGGTGGCGTTCCAAGGAGGAGTATGTCCATGAAAGTCGGCGATGTGGTGAAGTCCAAGTGGGACGTAGCCGTCTCGAACATCAACGGCCCGAACGACAGGCTAGGGCGGATCGAGAGCCCAGCGAACGATGGCAATTGGTACGTGAAGTGGGAGCCGTTTGGCGCCACGATTTATGAGGCCGAGCGATCGCTGGTGGTCGCGCCGATCGAGCCGACCGGCAAGAACTCGACCTAGGGCTTGCGCGCCACTTCGTTCAGCTGCTTGAGCGCGTCGCTGATGTCGACGCCGGATGGCGACGGCTTGGCCGTGGCCGCCGCGCTGGGCAGGAGCGCGACGCCAGCGACAAGCACGGCCTCAATCACCAGCTTGAGCACCAGCGGCCAGGAGAAGGGTGTGCCGGCCATCAGCGCAGTGAAGAGGGCGCCGCCGACTGAGCCCGAGATGGCGACCACAATAGAGCCGAGCGGAGTGCCGAACCATGGCCAGCGCTTGGCTCCGAAGCGGCGCATGAGGATGGTGCCGAGGGTGACGCCGGCCACCAGCGCCAGGACGTACTGACCGGATGAGACGGCCTTGAGTAGTTCTGTGGCGAGGATGGTTGGGTCCATGGCTACTCCTTGAGGAAGAGCTCCGCTTCTGCCGCTCGGCGCGAGACGAGACCCTGCAGCGTGTGCCCGCCGCCGCGAACCCAGCGGCCGAACTGATCTGCCACCTCTCGCGCGCCGCACCCGGCGTTGAGTTTGTCCAGGAGCGTCGAGTTCGAGAACGCCGGGAGCCCGATGTTGAACGCGAGCGAGACGAGCGCTGAGAACTGATTCTCCGTTGCCGGCCAGTCGAGCACGCGCCCCACCCCGCGCTCGAAGCGCTCGAGGTCGACGTCCAGGATGGCCTCCGCCTGGTGTTCCGTGATCGCCTGTCCCTCTGCCACGTCTCCAGTGTGGCCATATCCGATCGACCACTTGCCGGCCGGGCAGAGATACGCCTTGAGCCGCAGGCCCTCGAAGCGTTTGATCAGCTCGCGACCGGCGGCGTTCGTCTTCACCTGCGCTCCCGCCTCAGTCTCGAGGACTCCTCACGGCGCCACTCACGGACCTCGCTGCTGATGTCCCCAATCTCCCGTTTGATCTCCCCGAGGTTCCCGCCCATGGACTCGAGCGCGTCCGTCTGGCGCTGGAGCTGAAGATCATGCGCGTGGTCCACCTGCACGGCGCGCGATGTCTCCTGCTTGACATCTGCGGCGACGGCGCTCGCCTGGTAGAGGGCGACCCCTGCGGCGCTGGCGAGGGTGACCGCGGCTGCGATGGCGGGGATGACGAGGGACAGCCGGACTGAGGTGTTCTGGTCGATCGGGCCAGCCATGGGTCAACGGCTACACCAGTCCATGGGTCCACCGCTAGTCCTACATGGCGAGGGAAGGCAATTGCGCGCGGCGCTTGGCGTTGACAAGATATGGTCATGTCATTGGCTCGGAGCTGTGCGGCATTGATGGTCGTTTCCGGTTGCGGATCCGCGACAGAGCTGCGCTGCGAACTCGGGTCGATCAGCATCTCATCCGTCGCACCGGTTGACTGCGAGGCGGCGGCGGCCAATATCGACCATGCTCGTCGCGCCATGGACTCAGCCGGAGCGGTTCTCTCGGCCGACTTCGACTCGGATTTTGCCGGGCTCTCTGTCACGATCCAGGAGGCCGAGACATGGCGTTCGGCGCGAGGCCACATGGTGACCGGCGAGGTCTCCGTCTTTGGCGTCTTGTATGTCGGGCCAAGCATGGAGGCATTCGTGCACGAGTTGCTCCATGCGCACGACGCGCGTCGCTGGAAGTTCGACACGATCGCTCACCACGACTGGGACGGTCGCGGCTATACCATGGCGGACCGGCGGTACCGGGCGGCGCTCCCGGGTCTCAGAACACAACCAGAGTGACGGAGTCGTCGCCGTTCATGGTGATGGTGCCGGTGCCGGTACGCGACCACTGGACCTTGGCGGTCTTGGATCCCGGAGTCGCTGCGCCCTCCAGCACCACCGCAAACGCGAACTGCTGATGCTCGTTTGCCTCGTTAAAAAACACTGGGTAGTCCGCTCCTATCGTGACCCCGTCGTAGACGAATCTGATCGACATCTTGTCAGCGGCCGTGTCCGCAAAGGCCGACCCTGCGCAAATCATCACGATGCTCTGTCGTCCCAAGTGCTGGGCGAACGTGACCGACTTCAGATCTGCGAATGTGGTGCTGGCGATAGTCTTCCCGCCAGACGTGACCTCTGAGGCCCAGTTCGGCTGAAACGTTTGCCGCTGCACTCGCACGTTGTCGACGTCCCAAGTTATTGGGTCGGACGTGGTCCCACCGTTACTTATCCCGATGCGGCCAAACCGCGCGCTGCTGCTGGCGACAAGCGGAAGCCCCTTTTTGGACCAAGCGCTTGCCGTGTCTGTTGAGTCGACGGAAGCGATCGTCTGGCTGCCAAGAGATGCGATGTCCTTGTCGAACGATTCGAAGTAAACGTCTCCTCGGCCACCTCCCGAACCGCCGGAGACGCGGCGGATCATTGCAGTGACGTGAATGGCATCACTGCCATCCATGGGGAAAATGTCCGACTTGGACACAATGCCAGCGCCACTGGCAATGCCTCTGAGATAGTTATTACTCCCGTCTGCGCCAAGCGTGAAATCCGTGTTCCAAACGCCAGTGGTGACAGCCCAATGATCTGGCGGTCCGGTCGGGTCAGAGTTCGTCTCAAAGCCGCCATTGAGCGGCAGACGACCCGCCTCAAAGTCGGCAGATAGATGCGCCGCATTCCCCTGCCCAGCCGTGAACGACACCTGCGCGCTCGGCTCAGCCACCACGGGCTTGCCAGCGTTCAGCGTCCGGGGTCTCGTCTTGGCGTAGTAGGTGGCGCCAGGGACAAGATCCGGGAGAGTGATCGCCCGCGACTGGGTGAGGGCCTTGAGCGATGTTGCGTCGGGCGTGAAGCTCGGCGTGCGGCTGACGTGGTACTCGAACATCTCATCCTGCGGCACCGTCTTCTCCAGCTCGCGCGTCACAGAGAGCTGGATGCCGCCCACCACCTCAGCGGCGCTGAGCGTCAGCCCGCCACCGGACTGAAAGAGGCGCAGTGAATGTGAGCCCTCCTTCGCGCGGGTGTCGAGACGATGCCACCCGTCGAATCGCGCAGACGGCTTGCCTCGCAGCTGTAGCTCTGTCGACAGGCGCCCGTTCGTGGCCCGGTGACGGTACGCGTAGACCGCCAAGTCCTGGTTGGTATCCCAGTGCGCCCCGTTCCCAGGGAATCGATAGAGGTCCCCAAGCTCCACCCACGGAAAGCCATCGAGCAGCTGGACCGAGGCCGTCACCTTTGGATCCTTCAGGTCCGCCAGGATGGCGTCAGCCATCGCCTCGGCCTCAGCCTGCGTGTCGATGCGACTGGTGCTCGACTCGGCAATCTCGATGGTGCGGCGACGGTACGATGCAATAGACGGATCGTCTTTGCGCGTCACCAGCAGGCGCTGCGGATTGCCCGTGTTATCGACCGTGCCGCTCGCCGAGTAGACGATGCGCACCACGTTGCGAATTCCGTCGATGGACGTCGAGGCTCCGCTGATCTCCGAATACTGGCTCGCGGTGAAGGTCCGGTCCGGAGTCGTCTTCGCCCTGTCCGGCTCGAAGAGAGTCAGCTCGAACTGCGACGTCCCGGCTCGCCACTTGTATCGGATGTCCCAGCCGCGCTGACCCACCGCCTCACGGATGGCTGTCAGAAGCCCGGTCCGACTCTGCTTCCAGGGCAGCAAGTTGAACGCCGGGGAGACGGGCGTGTAGAGCGTCGGTGCGGTGCCGCCCAGCGCTGTCATCCTGTCCAGCATCGTCTGGATGACATCCTGCATCGCATACCCGGTGTCGACCGTGTCGGCGATGGAGGTGAAGACCGCCGTGCCGCTGCCAACCGTGCCGCTGCTTGGCCACGTCGGCTCGGTCGTCCCCGTGGTGCCTGCGGTGGTGACCTTGTAGAAGCGTCGCGTTGAGCTCGGAGTCTTGCGCGTCGCCTCGGTCGGAATGAAGTACTCATCGAGCACAACCGCCGTGCTCGGCGTCCAGATACGCGCGGCCGCCAGCGTCGACCCATCCTTACAGAAGGAGAACACGAACTCCTCCTCAAGGAATGTGTCGCAGACGAGCGCCGCCTGATCTCGACACTCGAGGCGAACGAAGTTGCCGGACGCCACATCGATGCTGTCGATGTACCCACGGAAAAACAAGGTGGTGGAGTCGAACTGGCCGGGGGCGCTGCCTCGCGGCTCGGCTTGAATCCAAAGCTCTCGCCCGACCGCCAGCAACGGCGCGTAGCTTCCGCCGGGCGCCCACCCAACGTTGGCAGGCGCCGCTGTCATGAGTGGCGCGACGGACAGCCCGTGCTGCTCGCGGAGCAATGTGACCGTGGCGGTCATGCCGATGTCGTCGAGCGACTCTCCCCACTCCACCATCTGGAGCGAGTTGAAGCCAGGCAAGGTGCCGCCAACTCCGGCCGAGTTGAGTTCGACGAGAGCGCCGGCCGCGTTTTTCGCGTACACGCGCACGTCCCACGTGGTGGAGTTGCCGGCCAGCACCGCCTCTTGATTGGCCGTCAGCGCGCGCACGTTAAACCTCGAACAGAGAGACGCTCAGTTTGTGGATCGATGAGGAGTGGGCCGCTCCTGCGAGGCGCCCGCCGAGCATCTCCATGCTGGCTACCTCGGCGAGATACGAGCGCCGCACGCTAACGGACGAACCCGGCAGCGCGTCGCCATACACGGTGAGCACGGGGAAGTTCGCCCAGTCGGCGCCAGCCATGTTGTACACAGGCGCGACGAAGCTCTCGGGCCACAGCCCTAGCGCCGCATGAATGGAGTCGTAGTCAACGTCCGTGTCCGTGAGAGTGAGACTGGATGTGACTGCGAGCCAGGTGGTGCTGGCCGCGTCATTCCGTACGCCGTCCACCCACTTGGCTCCATCGGAGCGCACCACGTAGTGAACGTAGGCCGCTCCGCCCGGCCCTCCGGATGCGTCGCGCCACAAGGATACGGTCCATGGATGCGTGGAGAACGTGGCTCCGATGGCGCCCACGAAAGTCTGCGCCCCTGTGAGCCCGAGATTCCCAGCGCCAGCCTTTGGGTTGGAGGTTTCGCGCGTGCCTGTGCCGGTGGTCGGGACGCCCTTGGTTGAGTAGAGGTTGGAGTCGAAGTGCCAATACTGGCCAGTCCCTATAAGCAGCTGCTCCCACGCAAAGGCGTCGGCCGCTGTCATCGGCGGCATGTCGAATTGAAAATCCACCTTCCGCGCACGCCGCGTGAGGCGCATCGTCCCGTCGTACGCAGTGGCGCGATCTCCCACGTCGCGCGCCTGCCTCTGCAGAGTTTCTGCGCGAATGGGGATGTCCAGCCCGGATGCGAGGGTGAGGATTCCCATTTAGGACATCTCCGGGGAGTAGGTCCCCCACCGCGAGCCGGTGTTGCGCTGACCGGACATCACCTGCGTCTCAATCACCTGCGCGGCGATGGGCTTGCTATCGAGCAGCACCGTGAGGTTCACCACCCGCCCATCCAGAGCGCCGCCGCCAATCTGCGAACCCTCGCGGATGCCCGAGTCCGTAGCGCCGAAGCGAAAGCCAGGGACTCGGAAGCCAGACGGGGCGTTGAGGATGGACTCGTTCAGCTTGTCGCGCTCCTTGCGCTCCTTGGCGATGCTGACAGTCGCCTCTTCGAGAGACATGTTCAGCAGCTTGGTTCGCTCGGCTGCGTAGTCGGTCTCATCGCGCATCTTCGTGATGCTGTCGGCGAATCCGTCGAGCATGCTCTCGACGCCGGTCAGTCCGATGGCGCCGAAGAGATCTCCGATCGCGCGCACGAGCCAAGATGCAGCGTCGACGATGCTGTTCCAAACGATCGACACTGCCTCAGCAGCGTACAGAAAGCCCACGCCCAAGAGCTTGAGCGCCTCAAAGAGCGGTGGCAGCACGAGCTGAGTCAGCATCAGAACCGGGTTGGTCAGCTTGAAGAACCACTCGATGAGCGGCGCGAATGCGAAGAATAGGTTGCCGATGATGTTGACGAACGGGCTCAGCGCCTCGAAGAGTGGGTTGAGCACGTTGGCCAACATCCCAAACAGCGCGCCCACCTCGGCAATAAGCGTCTGGAATCCCTCGCTCTCCATGGCGAAAGTCGTGAGCGCGCCGACGAAGTTGCCGCTGGCCAACTGCTGAATCGCCTGCCCAGCTGCGCCGAAAGCCCCAGCCAACGCATCTCCAGCGCCTGCTCTGTTCGCGGTATCGCGAGCGACATTTCGATCGCGCACAGTCTTGAGCGCGCCGCGGAGCGCTTCTTGAATCTGATGCGGCTGCGCCCCGAGGTTCTCTCCGGCCTTCTTGATTGCGTCCGCAGTCAGCTTGCCGGCCTCCTTGAGCTTGATGAAGACGGCCTCCAACTCCGAGGTGAGTCCTGGACCGCTGGCCAGAGCGTTTGTGATTCGCTTGAACTTGGCGAGGAATTTGTTCGAAATGAGGTCGTCGCCAGCGAGTGCGTCGTCTTGGTCGATCGAGAGGCCAGGCGAGACGATCTTCCCCGTCGCGCCCATGGCCTGAGCCAGCAAATCCTTGGTCGTCTTGAATCCACGCTTGGCGCCGCGAACGATACCGTCTCCGAACGCCTCGCCAGCGTCGGCCAAGTCAGTGCCGAGCTGCGCAATGCCGCCCTCGCGAATCTCCTTCAGCGTCCCGCTCACGGCGGCCAGGCCATCGGCGATTTTGTCTGCGCCGAGGAAGCGCGCGGCCTCGGACCACTGCTGAGTGATTTTCTCGAGCGGGTAGATGAGCGCGGTCAGGATGACGTTGCCGACCTTGATGAATGCCTCGCCGATGCCCGGAGCAGAGCCCTTCCACCATGCCTTGAATTCCGCCCACGACTTCTTGACATAGTCGATCGTGTCTTTCGTGATGTCCTGAATCCCACCGAAGTTCGCGTCCCACGCCTCCTGTACGAGGCCGACCACGACGATGATCGCGATCAGCGCAGCAGCGGCGGCGGCAAGGGCGGGCAGGATGGGCAGGATAGTGGGCGCCAGCTTCGCGAAGATGCTCCCAATCTTCGCTCCCGTGCCGAGCACCGCCAGTGCGCCAGCGGCGAACGCCGCGAAGCCAGCAGCCGCCTCCTTGACTCCGGGGGAGAGCGACTGAAACCAGCGCACCACGGTGGAGACGGTCTGCGCCATCGCGCGCAGAGTCGGGATGAGGGCGCGGCCAATCTGCACCGAGAGGGCGGAGTAGGCGCCCTGCAGATCCTTCACTGCGTTGGCGACGCCTCGATCATACTTCGCCGCCTGGCTCACGGCGACGGTGGCGGCGGCAGTGATTGCCGCGCTGGCGAGTGTGGCCGCACTGGCCACGCGCTCAAGCGACTCGCCCACCTGCCGCATATGAGCAGCAGCCCTCTTTGAGGCATCCTGCTGCGCCCTCAGAGCGTCGGCCGCCGCCTTGGACTTGGCGCTGAAGATGCCGAACGATTTCACCGACCTGGCCACTGCCTGCTCCAGGTCCCGGCTGTCGCCCTCGAGCAGAATCTTGAGAGAGTCGACGATCATTTACCCATCTCCCAAGGTGGCGGCTGAGGCGGCCCGCGCGGCGCCCGCCCGGGCCGAGACTTCGCTGGCGAATTCTTCCAGTTGAGGAACGCCACCCACATGAGGAGCTCCCACTGGGTGTACGTCTCCTCCACCTTGTGCGTACTGGCCCCAGTCGCCTCGGCCACCAGCATCACCGGGGCCATGGAGCCGAGGCATCTCAGAAAACCGCTTCGGCGTCCCGCGCGTCCCGCGCCTCGACCGCGCCGTATGCCTCGATGAAGGTGGCGAGGAAGCTGCCCTTGCCGATGGGCAGCCGCTCAAGGAAGTCGATGTCCGCCTTCGAGTCGAACACCTTCTCGCCGGACTCGGCGTAGTGGATCGACTCTGCGGCGAGCAGCACCAGGAAGCGGCCCTCGTCCTTGGTCCCGTCCTTGCGCTTGGCCGCGGTGTCGATGCGACGGTTGGCCGCAACGGTGTTTTGCTTGGCGAGGAAGCGTTCGCCCTTCCACTCGAAGGTGATGTCGTCCCGCCCGTCGCCCTCGATTTTCGCCTTGAGACTCTTGAGATCCACGTCTACTCCTTAGCCGGAGAGGTCCGACCAGCCGAAAGTGTTGTTGCCGATCGTCTGCCCCGTCACCTTCCCGCCCGCGGCCTCCCATGAGTAGGTGAGCTCGAAGCGACCGTCCGTCGCGACCGAGCGCGCCAGCTCGCGCAGCTTGACGAGCGCTCGGAAGATGACGCCGTTGCCGAAGTCGACAGACAGCGCGCGCAGCACGCCTGAGTCGAAGTCGGTCGCGAGCCACGTGCTCCCGGTGTCGAGCGTCACCACCTCGCCGGATGCGGTCTGGAGCCCAGCCACGGCGCGGCGCCGGTCCTGCTCGCCGAGCAGCGAGGTGTCGATCAACTCCGTGACGCAGTCCGCAGAGAAGCTGATGGGCTCCGACTCTTCGACGCGCGGGTAGTAGTTGGCGCTGATGGTGACCGGACCGGTGAAGGCGCCGGTCGTCTTGATGATGCGTCCGAAGAGCGGATCGATCCGGATGTTGGTCGCGGCAATGCCGTTGTCCAGCACTGTCATGGCGACGGTGGGGTCCAACAGTCGGCGCGCGGTGTCGGTCACCTGCGCGATGGTGTTGCCACCACTCAGCGTGGTGGCCTCCGCAGACATGGACGTGCTCGCGCTCACCCGCTCCAGCGTGATTGAGTGGCCGGCGATCGCCATGGGCTACACCGTCCCGATGGCACCCGAAGAGGCGTCGACCATGAGCGTGGCGGAGAACTCAAGCTTGCCGTCGAAGGCGCTCGTGATGTTGAAGTCCTGGACTTTGAACGGTGCTTTGTAGCCGGTGGTGCCGTTCGGCAGGAAGCGCAGCCACACCACGGTGCCGGCGAGGTGATTGGTTCGGATTCTCGCCTGGCCCGTGTCTGCGGTCTCGAGGTCTCCGGACAGAGTCACCTGGACGTCCTTCAGCCCCTGGAGCTCGCGCTCGCGATCCTGCCCGTCGGCGAAGTCGGTGGTCTCCAGCAGCTCGGCGGAATAGTTCCACTCGATGTTGTTGACGCCGTCGACGATGTCGCCGGCAACGTCCGTGTCCGCAGATCGGACAACCGTCCCATGTCCAGCAAGAGCCATTGCCTACCTCGCGCGAGAGTGTCAGCGGAGGAAGCAAGAGCACGCAAAGGCATGTAGCTTTCTAGTCACCCAACGTACTTGGCTGAGAGGTTGGTCGTGAATGCCTGACGTTGCGTCTCGGGGTCCGAGAAGTAGGCCGGCATGTCATTGGCGACGACGCTCACATAGCCAGTGACTGCGCGCTGCTGCAGGAAGCCGACGACCGCGCGCGCAAGGGCCTCGGCCTGGTCATACGCATCCTCGCCCGGCTCGCCCCAGACGATCAGCTGCACCGTTGTCTGGAAGTAGGCCTGCGGAGTCGCGCCCTGGAGGTAGGGCTGCGGCGCCACGCCGCCAGCATTAAGCAGCTGCACATGCAGCGAGGCCGGGGCTGGATGGTGCGCCCGGCTGAACAGGTTGTCTTGGAGCGTGAGAGTCACGCCCCCGAGCGCCTGCCCGTTGAGTTCGGTCGCGAGGTCGCTGGCTGGATTCTTGAGCGTGGGCATCAGCGTTTCTCCATGGCTTTGCTCAGGCGATCGGCGATGCGTCTGGCGAAGCCGTTTGCGCGTTCCTGAAAGGCTCTCAGCAACCACGGGAATCGGCTGTGGACGTAGATCGCGTACGGGGCGGTGTAGCCGACATCGATGTCCGTGCGGTGCTGGTTCACCCTAACGTCTCGAACGTCGCCAGTGCTCATGAGGTAGCCCGTGTCGTAGGGCACGGACTCCTGCGCCTTGGCCAGGACAGCCACCGCCTCGTCTCGCATCGCGCGACCCATCTCGTCCTGCACCCGCTTGGGCATGGACTTGAGTCTCTTCTCGAGCTGCTCCATCCCCTTGAGCCGGAAACTGATCATCGCCCCTCCCTCCTCCGGTCCTTGGCCGCAAGCCACGCGTCGATGGCGACGGCGGCAAAGAACTTGGCGAGAAAGAGAATCGTCTTCACTGGGCGTCGTTTTTCCGGAATGGCGGAATCACATCAGACAACAGATCGAGATCGCCGCGGTCAAGGTCATGCGCTGAGACGTGACTGCGCGGCCCGAGCTGGGATGGCCTAGGCGCATCGCCGAGCGCCGAGAATCCGTTGTCGGCCAGCGCCTTGTACCGCGCCTCGAGCTGCGTCACCCAGAACTCGGGCACCGCGCCTGCGCCTGCGATCGCCTGCATCACACGAATGGCTGCGCCCAGACGAATCGTGTCCCGGCACCACTCGTACGCCGCCGGGTAGCTCGCCCCCGCGTCCGTGCTGAGAGTGCTCGCCGACACGTCGATGGCCGACAGTGCGCCCGCCAGCCGCGCCGACTCCGCCTCGATCATCTCCCCGACCGCGGCGGCAGTGGGCTTCGTGCTCGCGCTGAACGCGGTGCGAGAGGGGAAGTAGTGGGCACTGATGTCCGCGTGCTCGATGCTGAAGATTGAGACTGGCATGCGCTACTCCTTGGCCGGACAGCCGAAGTCGTCCGGGACGTGATTCCAGCGCCTGTAGTTGACAGCGTCGGAGACCGTCTGCCTGGAGACACCGAACGCCGCCGCCAGAGCGCGTTGCTGAACCACTCCGCTGCGCCATGCCGCTCGGATTAAGGCGACGCTCATGTCGGCGAGCTTCGCGCTCCCCTGTCGTTCGCCTCGTGCAACTCGGTCGGGCCTGGTGCGAGATCCGTGACGCTCGCCGTGCGCCGCGCGCTCTGGGTGGGCGCGAGCCCAGTGACGGTCGCCTCGAGCGACTCGTTCCGGCCTAGCCTTACTGAAGTGCCTGCCCTTGGCCGCCATGTCCGCCATGTTGTCTTCGTGGGTGCCCAGGAACAGGTGATCGGGATTCACGCACGGCGGGTTGTCGCAGCGGTGCAGCACGTGAGACCCGGCCGGGACCGGGCCATGATGGAGCGCCCATGAGACGCGGTGGGCGTAGGCGATCTCGTGCTCTGATGTGCGGAGTCGACCATACCCACCCTTGAAGACGGACGCGGCCCAGAGCCAGCACCCGGTGTTCGGCTCTGGCGTGAACTTGGATTCGAAGCGCTCCCGCAGGCTGGCTCTCATTGCGCCAGCTCTACCAGCGCCACAGGGTGCTGCGCCAGCCCCTGCTGCCGACGAGCTACTCCGACACAACTGGAAACCATCTGGCCTCGAAGGTGAAGAACTCGGCCTGCGTGCTATTGTTCTCGACCACGTAGTTTGCCCCGTCGTTAAAGACGTTGCGCGTCAGAGCGGACCCCTGCGTGGCGCTGTAGCTGGCGGCTGGAGCCTGGAATTCCAGCACGGAACCAGGCCCGTTGGATCCCAGCACGAAGCGCCCCATCGGGCGCACAGGACCGGAGCCGTTGGGGTGGCCGACAATCTCGAGCACCCCGACGAAGTCTCCGGGCAACAGCGTCTTGACCTGGCCCACGTTCGCTCGGACCGCCCGGGAGTTGTTGTCCCGGCGAGGCATCGGCATCGGTAGCTCGTCAACTTTCCTGTTCGAGACGAACGTATTGAAGCCAGTCACGCCACCAGTGATTTCTGTCACGGCCGCTCCGAGGTCGCAGAAGTTGTCCCACTTCCCGTTTCGTCTGCGGAGCCCCCCGCCGGTATTGACGAACACCTTCGCGTCGGCGCTAGAAATGATGAAGTTGTCGACCACGTTGAGCGCGTCCCACCCAATACCCTGTACAACGGTGTGCCAGCTCTGGAGATAGCAGTCGCGAACGAATACCATTGCCGTCTTCCCGGCAGCGCCAACGACAAAACACGTTGACGTACCGGCGCCAACAGCAGCATGGCCTTCTGTGTAGCCGTTCGAAAAGTAGTAGGGGCCCCCGCTCTGAGCGTTAACTGCTATCCCGTTATCCGGATGCTGCTGCAAGACGAAGCGCGAGAAGTACGCAGCGGCGGCGCCGTGGGCTGTCGGGTCCGTGCCTCCGAGCTGAACACCTACCGCATAGCCCTCGACTATCAACTGGTCGAACCAGAGCGTCGTATTCGCTGCTCCAGCGTTACCGGTGTAGCCGATGCGAATTCCAGTACCTGGGTTGTAGCTTCCCTGGTTGCGGATGTAGCAGCGAGTGAACCAGTTTGTCTGCGCACCCTTCAGGATGTTGATACCGAGCGCACAGTCAAAGAAGACCATGTCCTGAAAGCTGCACCAGGCCGGGCCGCCCGTGTCCGCGCCAATGTCCAGGCCCGTTACACCAGACACGCCGTTCGCGTCGATGCAAATGCCCTCGATGGCGCACCCAACCGGAGAAACCGGCGTGTTGCCCATCTGGATGACCTTGCCGTTGGGTGCGCCTACCCACTTGAGAACGGGCTTCTTGATGGAGTCTACGCTGCCAATGCCGCGCGTCCACCCCTTGAGCACGGACTGCTTCCCGTTCATGGCAACAGAGCCCTCGAGAAGGAGAACGGCGCCGGGGAGAATCTCGAGCGTGGTGTCGTCCTGAATGCTCAGGGCGCCGAGCCGGTATTCGCCGGGGCCGAACAGGACATGCCTGGTCTCGGCCATCGCGTCGACAACGGCCTGCGTGTCGAGCGTGACGCCATCGGCCTTTGCGCCATAGGCGGCGACATATTTAGCGGCCGACGCTGACTTGACGGCGGCGACCAGCGGAGACACGCGCGGATCAGGAGGCCTCAGCCATCTCGGCAAAGCCATTGGATCCACGCGCGCCCTTAGCCTGGGTCAGAAATAACGCACCATCCGAAGTCAGTGTCGGCGGTGCAGGCAGCGGATACGGTCAGCACAAAGCTGCCAGCTGCAGGGTCAACAGATTTGATTGCCGTACACGTCGCGTCAGCTTCCTGCAGCTGGGCAAACACGAATGAAGTTGCAGCTACCGTGCTGCTCGTCACCGTGACCGTAGATGCAGTGGCTGCGACGGCTGCACGGCCGCACGAGCGATTCTGTGTGACGTTGCCCGGAGTGCCGGTGCCGTCGTCCATATCGACAAGCATTCCGCCGATTCCGCTCACACCCCAGACGCCAACGCCGCCGTTGATGACCTGGAGCTGCTGCCCCGCGTGAGTCATGTCGAAGACCGAATTGCGGAACCGCGTACCAACGCCAGTGGCGGCCACCTGATTGAGGATGAGATTCTCAGGAGTCGAGAGGTCCCACTTCGTGGTCCCGGTCGGCCCCTTGATAATGTTTGCCAAGAGCGACGTGCTTGCAAGCATCTGCAGCTCTGTGCCGGTGAACCTGGCCACCTCTACCCCGTTGAGACACAGACTCCAGACGTTCGCAGCCTGGCGGTACCACCCCGAACCCGTACCGTCCGCGTCCGCAGACCAAGCGAAGGCTGGGGCCGCACAGCTCCCCGCGGGCGCGCGGTACGGGACGGTGGCCGTCAGGTTCGAGCCGTCGCCGGTCAGCCCGGTCGGCCCGCCGCCCGCCTCAACCTCGACTTGCGCCAGCGCGGCGTCGCGCACCAGTCCGAGCACGGCGAACATGCCGCCGCTCCCGCCCGCGGGCGCCGCGGTGACTGCCTTGCACGTGAAGGTGAGGACACGGACCGTGAGCGCACCGCCACTGGCCGTGACTGTGTCGGCCTCGACATAGAGTCGTCCGTAGGGGAACGTCTTCCGCACGCCAACCGTGACGTCGCGCCGCGCCGCCGCGCCAGTCATGGCCGGGTCCGTACCCTCCACCAGGAGATTCCAGCGCGGAGTCGTCTGGGTGGTGTCCAGCCACCAGAGCTTGAGTGTCCCGCCGCCGGAGAGCGTCTCCCCACTGGCCGCGCTGACGATGATGGCCGCGCGGCACTGGTTCGTCAGGATGACGCCGTCGGTCGTGGTCGAAGGCTCGTTCCCCGCGGCGCTGTTCGCCGTCTGAGTGGAGGCGCCAGCCGGGCCGATGGCCTGGCCGCTCGGGGTTGGCGACAGCTGGGCCAGCGACAGCCCCGGGAGCAGGACGATGAGGGCTGCGAGTCTGCGCACGTGGCCTCCTACTTGTTCGACGTGACCCTGAGGCCGAAGAGCCCGCTTGCCGGGTCGATGGCTCCCACGGTCGGGTTGCAAAACTTGCCCTTCACCGCGTCTGCGGCCGAGACGTAGCAGGTGAAGCTCCCGCCCAGCGCGCCCGCGGTGGCGTTGGGGCCAATCTCACATGTGTCCGCGGCGAGGGCGCCAGTGACGGTGATGGCTGAGGACTCGACGCACGTGTTCGCGGCGGCCGATCCGAAGTCGATCGTCTGGTCCGCAGGAGCCAAGGTGCGAGTCACCTTGTTTGACGAAGTGCGCTCGGCAGTGGCGCCGATGTAGATGCCCCCGCGGAACGCCTTGACCAGGCGCTCGAAGGTGAAGCTGGACTGCGCCACGGCCACCCCGGCAAGCAGGGTGGCGGCGATGATTCCCGGAAGGTAGCGTCGCATGGCGGGCCCCTAGAAGATGTTCTCGATGAGCGCGCCAGCGATGAAGTCGTCGTTCCCGTTCGCCACGATGGCGGCGGACTCGATGGCCCACTCCCAACCGTTCTCGAGGTAGTGAGCCCCGAGGTTGCCTCGACCGAGCTCAGGCTTTTCGTGAGTCTTCGCGTAGAAGTTTTGCCCCATGAGCGTCACGCCGTAGGTCATGGTGCGAAGCTTCGCGGAGGCGGCGGGATCGACGTAGGCCAGCACCACGTCATCACCCCAGACGCTGGCGAGCGAGTCGGAGGCGCCCTTGTTGGCGGTGTTCTTGACCAGGTCGCTGATGACGATGCGCTCCACCTCGAAGAGGTTGGCGAGCATCACGGTCGTGATGCTCTCGGGCGTGGTGTACTTGTACTGATCGCGGATGGCCGCGTTCTGGCGCAGGGTGTAGAGGCCCTTCTGCGCCATCACGAGCGTGTTGGGCCGCTTTCCGCACGAAACGAAGACGGCCTCGGCCATCTCGTAGATATTGGAGAGCGGGTCCCCGCCGGTGTCGCTCCAGCGGTCCGTGTTGTCGACCAGCGTCTTGACGTTGGCGCTCGGATAGTTGGTCGAGGTGGTCGCCTTGGTATGGCCCGCGTCCTCGTACTCGAGCATGAGGACGTCCATGTTGAACATGGCCGCCTCCTGGTCGAGGTCGGACACTGCGCGATCGAAGTCGCGCGCATCCTTGTCGAGCACGAGCTTTTTCCACGCCTTCTCCTTCAGCGTGAAGGACTTCTTGAAGTAGTCGTGGTCATCCGAGTTCGCCTCGGAGCCGCTCGGCGCATCGGCGGTGCGGATGCGGAGGTGATCCCGAGAGGCCTGGTAGATTTCACCGGTCTTCTTGGGAACGTATTTGACGGGGAAGAGCACGGGAGTCGCCATCTTCGTCACGTAGTCGTTCGTGACTCGGATGGAGAAATCCTCGAGCGGGGTGCGAGTGAGAAAGTTGCTGGGGTTCAGCATTGTCGTGTCCCTTCCTTACGAGTTGGCCGGACCCTTGACGTTGGGCGTCTTGAGCAGCACGGAGATGACATCGCCATCGGCGCCAGCCGCCTCGAGCGCGACGCCGCAAGAGTTGGAAGCCGCGCCCGCTGCGGTGATGACCTTGCCGGCGGTGGTGGTCTCCACCTCGACGCCCGCCGTGATGGCCGCGCCAGCGGTCACCTGCGCGACGCCCATCACCTGCACCTTGATGATGTCGAGGTCCGCCGCCGCAGCCTCGAGGGCGATGCCGACGGTGGTGTCTCCCTCCGCGGTGGACTGGATGACTTTCGCGCCGGACATCTTGACCGCCCGGTACTGCGAGACGGCCGCGCCAGCGGTCATCTGCAGCGGCGAGGTGTCGAGGAAATTGAAGCTGAAGGTAGCCATGTCGGTGTCCTCGTTTAGGCGCTGAAGTAGAGAGTGACTTCGGCGGGGAGTTCCGCCCTGGTCTGAGCCATCGCGGCGAGGGCGGTCATGCCCTTGGCCTGGAGCTCGGCGAGTCGCGCCTGCACCTTCGCGCCAGCCGCCTTCTTGTCGCCCTCGGGCTTGTCGTCGCCGGGGAGCCCCTTCTCGTCGAGCGAGATGACCGGGGTCGCCTTCTCGAAGAACTTGATGGCGTCGAGCCCGCCGGACTCACCCATCTTCACCACGTGCTCTTTGATGGACGGCTGCACCTTGCCCTGTTTCACGAGGCCGGCGACGTACGCCTCCACCTCGGCCTTGCGCTGGGTGGCGTGCAGCTTGGCCACCTCGGCCTTCGAGGCCTGGAGCTCAGCGGAAAGCTTGGTCAGGGTGTCGGTCAGCTCGGCGAGCTGCACCGGCTTCTCGTCGGGCGCGTCCTCCGCCTCGAGCGCCGCCTCCACCTCTTCCTCGGTCGCGGTCTCGGCCAGCTTGAGGCGCTTCCGGAGCTTCTTGCCATCGATTGCCATCGTGCCCTCCATGGGCGTGTCGCTGGCCGCGACGCGCGGCAGCTCGGTGAGAAAGGGGTCATTCAGCAGCGCGGCGCCGGCCAGCGTGGGGCCTTGTTCTTTGCCGGTGCGCTTGTTCAGGCGCGAGAGCGTGAACTCGGGCGAGAGGTAGCGGAGTTCGTCCGCCTGGATGAAGGCCTTGGCCTTTGGCGTGAAGGCGATCTGCGCGTACAGGCCGGGGAGCGGCCCTAGTTCGCCGGCCTTGGCCGAGAACGCGACGTCACTGATCCATCCGCTCGCCACCTTCTGGTCGATCGGAGTGTGGTCCCCGGGAAGGGTCGTCCCGCGGTGGAAGTAGTTCACCGCCCGCTCGGGCTTGCCCTCGGCCTCATAATTGGAGGCCATCGCCTGGAGCATGTCGGCGGAGAAGGTGAGCCCCTTCGCGCCGAAGTCCTCTCGGTGTAGCGTGCGCCCGAGCGGGAAGAGCAGATGCCACTTCGGTCCATCGCCGGCCTGCGCGCCCAACTCGACGCGCACCCCATCGGAGAGCCAGGTTGCACCGGACTGTTTGGCTTTGGGCTTCACGCGCACACCTTGAGCGCATGTGCCTATGTAGCTTTCTAGTTGCCCTGTCGCTGGAGGTGCTGAATTGCCCGAGCACGCAGCGCGCGCGAGTCGATGCACACCGGCTTCCCAGCCCTACGGCGGGCGTGGTGGTACGACAGCTCGCGAGCGGATGCGAAGTCATGTCCGCAGCGATCGCACACGGTCTGTCGGTTGACCGGGTCCGCCGAGTGGCCACCCTTCCCACATCCGCCGTTGCGCGCAGCCCAGCGCAGGTGCACGCCGAGGCCGACGCGTCGCTTGAAGACTCGGCCACACAGGGCGCACGTGGGCTTGTCGCTCACCGCCGCCGCCGCGGTGCGGCTGTCTTGATTCCGAACGCCGTCCGATTCCAGGTCGACCCCCAAGCCTTGACACGCACTGCGTAACGACTCTTCCGCCTATGTGCGGCTGTCCCGCCAATGGGCAGGTCCACAGCGCCCCACGCGTCAGCTGTCAAGGCCTTGCCTGTGGCACGCCGCGAGCAATGTCTAGAGCCATGACCGAGCACAAATCTCTGAGCCGCGAGCAGCTGAACACCATGACCGGCTACGAGATCCGCCGCTTCCTCGCGGTGCCCGAGATGGGCGATGTGAGCGTTGCACGGACCCACGCCGAGCGCTCCGCCTTCGAGGAGGCTCTGGACCTGGCGGTCGAGGCGCACGGGACTCGGGGCCTCGAGCAGCGATCGCTGAAGGCCGCCTAGCGCTTCCACGTCGGCCTCAGCTCGCTCGCATCGGCAGGCAGCAGCGTGCACCGGCACTCGCGCTGACACTTCAGTACCGCTGAGCCCGGCTCTCCAGTGACTTCCCACTCCCTCATCGTGCGCACCTTGCCGTGCCGCTTCTCGCAGGACTCGCAGCTCCCGGTGAGGATGGCCACCCAGATGAAGCGGTCTGCAATCTTGCGCAGCTGCTCCTTCTTGTAGCTGTGCAGCGCCTGTTTCGTCTGCTGTCGGAGCTCGCGGGTGACCGCCCGCTCAACTTGCTGGTCGATGGCTGCCCACGTGTCGTCGTCGGCGAAGCCCTTCCCCTCGATGACCGCCTCCAGCTGCGCGCCGTACACCGAATTGGCGAGTCGGTTGATCGCCTTCAGGTCAGGCGCCAGGCCCACCTCTCGCAACGTCTCGAGGTACGTCTTGACGTCGCCGGACTTCAGCGTCGCGAGGAGTGCGCCGCCTGGCTTCGGCTTGGAGGCGAGGGTGATGACGTTCACGGATCCTCGATGCTCGCTGCGACGTCCGCCTTCACCTCACAGTCGACTCGGACGATCAGCGTCAACGTCGCCTTGGCGGGGCCGTCCATGTCCGCGGCGAACGACAGCGCCGTGCAACTCTCCACACGTTTGCCGTCCAGCCAGACCTCGACGTCGTGCCCGGCCGGACCGCCGCGAAGCTTCAGGACGGGGTACTCCTTTGGAGCGGTGGGCCACTCACTCCTCCGACGGACGACCTCGCACCGATAGCAGATGTCCTCTTCGCACTCCTGTCCGGCCTCGTGCGCCGCGTCCATACGAGCCGTCATCTGGCGCCATCCGGCGCACGACTCGCACGTCGGCTCATCGCACAGCGCCCCAGGTACGTGTCCGCTCACTTCGCCTCCAGCGCTTTCGCGCTCGCGCGCTGTTTAACTTCCTCGCTCTTCAGCGGCCGCAGCCCCTTACTGCCCGTTGCCTCCAGCGCCTCCACCTGCTCGCGGAGGTGACGGTCGGTCATCGCCACCAGCGACGGCAAGTCGTGCGTGTACTCCTCCAGCAGCAGCGCCGCAAACGCGGTGCGGAACATCTGCTTGGACTCGGCGCGCCCAATCTTCTCTTCGATGCGAAGCTTGTAGAGCTTGCGGCTCAGCGCCTTCAGCTTCGACTGGATGATGTCGAGGCGTCCGGTCTGCTGCTCGATCAGCTCCAAACTCTCAACTTCGGCGTCCAGGACAGCGTCCAGCAATCTGTGGCCAGTGCTCATGTGACGTGCCTCCACGCCAGTCGCAGCACCACAAGTCGAGCCACCGATCCGTTGATATTGAATCTGCGCCCAATCTCAAGCTGCGAGACACCGCCGGCGTCCCAGAGCTTTCTCATTTCTCGTACGTCTGATTCCGTGAGCCTAGACAGCTTGTGATCAGACCCCTTGGGAGTCCGATCTGGCATCGTGTAGTGACCATTGCGACGACCGCGGGCCCGGCGCTCTGCCGGGACACGCCTTGGCAGTCTTGACGCCCGGCCCTTTCTTGCCATGTCCGCCATGTTGTCGGCGTTTGTTCCAAGCCAGAGGTGATCCGGATTCACGCACGGAGGGTTGTCGCAGCGGTGGAGGACGAACATGCCATCTGGAATTGGGCCGTTGCTCAGCTCCCAGGCGACTCGATGCGCCAGCGCGGTGCGCCGACCCGCGATTCCGATGTTCCCGTATCCATCCTGGCTTTTGGATGCCGTCCAGAGCCAACAGCTGTCAGCCTTTGCCACCTTCTCCCAAAACCTATCCGCCAATGGACGATACGCAGGCATCATTCCCCCTTCGAGCACTACGTCGAGCAGCTTGTGGCCGGTGGCGCTCAAGGGGCCTCTCGCCGAAAGAGTAAATCCAAGCCGTTCTCATCCGGCTCCTCACGGCTGAGGCGCCACACGCCGTGCGCCTGGCAAGCCCAGCGCTCTGCGCCAGGCTCGTTCGAGCGGTGCTCCATTCGACTCTCACACAGTGGGCATCGAGGCAGCCAGGCGTTGCGGAACATCTCGCTGGCGCCAGCGAGAGACTCCACGCCAGGCCCGGTGGCGCTCACTTGTCCGACCTGGCGTATTCCGCGCGAGTGACGGGGTCGACAAGCTTGCCCGCGACGATGAAGACGGCTGCTACGCCTGCGCGCAGCAGATGCAACAGCACCGTTACTCGCCAGCCCCAGAGCAGCGTCCCGATCGACAGATAGGTCGCTGTTCCGATGATACGGAACGCCCAATGCAGCGCCTTATTCGGCGTGCCGGGTCCTTCCCATGGCCCAGTTCTCTCTTGGTCGATCATCATCATTCCTCTCCCATCAGCTCGGCCAGCATCTTGGCCTTTGCGTTTGACTTCTCATCCTCAGGCTTCGCTCCACCGGCCTGCTTGAGCGCCTCAGCCGCTGCGGCCCGCGCCGCTTCCTTCTGCGCCACGAGTTGCTCTCTCACGGCGGGGTCGATCGGCTCAAGCCCAAGTCTCTCGCGGAAGTAGTCCTCATCATCCTCGGTGAAGTGAATGGCTCCGGCGTCGGAGAGCGTCTTCGCCGCGGTCGCCACCTCAGAGATTGGCAGGTCGCTCTTGGGCGTCACCAGCTTGAGCGTGGGGTACGACTTCTGCGGACCCCAGTTGAAGTCCACCAGCTTCTTGACGATGCCCGTGTATGGCCACTCGCCAATCCCGTTGAACACGCCCTCGAGCCACGCGCGCACGCCTTCGACGAAGAGATTCTTGGCCGCCTCTTTCGTCTCGCCCAGCGCCCGCGCGCCCACCCCATCCATGCCGAGCTCGCCGCCCTCGGCAGAGACAATCTGTCGGATGGCCGTGCCGAGCGCCTTCCAGGTCTCGAGCACGTTGCCCTTGTTGGCGCCGGGCGAAAAGAACCACTCCACGCGCACGCCCGGAGGCAGCTGAAATCCAGCGTTCTCATGGTAGACAACTGTCTCAAGCAGCTCCTGCAGCTCGACGCGCTCCGCATCCGTGAGCCGCACCGTTGCGTCCATGTACGCCACGGGCACGCCACACGCCTCGCGCTGGTGGCCCACCCCGATGATGCGCAACAGCTCAGCCCGGAGCAGGCCGATGTACCAGACCGAGCGGAAGGCGCTGAAGCCGGCGTAGTTGTTGCCATCGCGGTCCCACGTGGCCAGCTGCACCTTCTCGGCGGGCAGGTCCACCGTGACGAACTTGCCATCCTTGTAGCCCTGCTGGCGGATGACGGAGAGCTCGCCATCCTTCTCGATCCAGCCGTTCTGCATGATGCTGTTGGGCAGCCGCTGCGCCATCTTGCGGATGTACACGCCCTGCCCGCCCGGGACGCGCTCATCCTCGCGCACGCCGTACACCGGCTCGTGGAGCGCGAAGCCGTAGCCCAGCCCGCCCTTCACCACCTGCTCGATGTGCATGCCGGCGGTGGGCGCCATCCACTTGCTGAAGCAGTCGGACACGTAGTCGGCGATGTCTTGCTGGCGCGCCTCCTCGGCTGTAGACTCTTCTTCCTCTGCCGTATCGCCTTCTTGGGCGCCCCTAGCTTCTCGGGCGTCACGGTCTAACCTCTCGGGGTCGGAGGGAGCCACCGCGAAGAGGCCGGCGACCTCGCCTTCCACCTGCGCAGGCTTGGCCTTCTTGGGCCTCACCTCAGCCGGCTCAATCTCAATCATCGAGTCACGCAGCGGGCCGGCCACTTTGCTCAGTGCGTCCGCCACCGCGGAGTCGGTGCGCACCAGCTTCTGCCACTCTCCCCATGCGCTGCTGGCAGGGTTTCCGTAGGCCAACGTGTGCAGCAGCTTGGAGTTGGACTCCGCGCGCAGCATGCCCGACTGAAGGATGGTGCCCGAGGCGCCGAGCTCGCCCAGTACTGCCTTCTTACGCGCGCCCTCGGAGCGCATGGGCGTGACGCGGCTCTTCTCTTCGGGCTCTTCGGCGAGGTGTCTGGTTTTGCGCTTCGAGCGAGCGGCCATGGGGGTGCCGCTAGCACATCACGCCGTGTGTGCGCCACAGCCGCGCGTTGTCAAGCACACGTCAAGTCCTGTCGTTCACCCACAGCGCCTCATGCGACACCTGTTTGGCCGGGCCAGCCTTTGCGGCCATGAAGGGCACGAACGGCAACCACGTTGCGCCCACATTCTCGCAGACCATCGTCTGTCCTCGACGCGTCCGGCACCAGTCCCCGAGAGTGCGGTACTCGAGGTCAGCGGACCCATGGACGTAGTGCTTACCCGCGTTCTCGTACGGTGGGTCAACAAACCACGTCGCTTCGACGTCCGGCGCATCCGTGTAGGCGCCCTCAACAACTCGCCAATGACGGATAGCGTCCACCTGAGACGCAACGCGCTCGCGCTGCGCGCCAGTCCATCCCTCGAACTTGCGCCCCATGCCTGCCAGCCTCTGGCGGCCTGCGCTCAGCACGTTGCGCGGCGCCGTCACTGCGGCGTTCATCGTGAACCCGACCAGCCACCGGGCCTCTTGCGGCACCCACGCTGGCAAGTCGGAGACGGCCTCGACCAGCGGGATCCGGAGCACCTCATCCGGAGACACGGCGATCAGGTAGCGCCAGATGCCAGCGACCACTGGGTATTTCTCGACCAGCGTCACCTGTCGGTCTGGGTAGCGCATCGCATACCCAGCCGCACCAGCGAACGGCTCAATGATGTGAGGATACATCGGCGCTGGGTACCTTGGAGCTGCGCGCCACTTGCCGCCGTAGTAGCGCCAGAACGGTTTCAGCATGCGCCCACCATCTCACATGTCCACCCCTCTGCGCTCTGCCCGCTTCGGCGGCTGCATGATGCGCAGGCTCGACCTACCGAACGACGTACGCCACCGGTCGAGCATCTGGCTCAGCGCGTCCACACAGTCGTCGTTCTTGCCCTTGGGGAACGCCGACATCTCCTCCAAGAACGCCCCCACCGGTTCCTCACCGCGCGTCCCGGTCCACCCATCGTTCACCCAGTCGCTCTGCCCGGGGAAGGGCAGCACCACGTTGCCCGCCTCGACGAACGGGGTGATTGCCGCCGCCCGCGCCTCCTTGCTCCGCGCGCCGGGGTCCACCGCGACGAGTCCCGGGATGCGGTCTCGCAGGCTGGCGAGGATGGCCGGCCCGTTCGCCTTGTCTTCAATGAGGACGGCGCCCACCTCGGGGAACTCCTTCCACGTGCGCTCAATCACCTCGCACGTACGGACGAAGTCCATGCGCCCGCGCACCTGCTTGCGGAGGTAGGCGCTGGCCCCGCGCCGCACCCACACCTGGAGCACGACGTAGTCCGACTTGCTCGTGTCTTTGAACGCCGCGTCAATCGACATGGCCCACTCGTCGATGCGCCCGACGTACCACTCCGCCCACGCTTGGTGCTTCCACCAGGTGCGCTTGAGCATGCCGCCCTCGGCCGGGCTGGGCAGCTGATCATGCTGGGCGGCGTAGCCATCTGAGCCGAGGGTGAGTTTCGCGTCGGCCACCGCCTCGGGGCCAAGGAAGTCCGGGAAGAGGAGCTCGCCGCGCTCCTGCCTTGGGTCGCTCCACTTGCCGCCCATGGTGACGGAGCGACGCTTGGGGTCGAACTCTGTGGGCAGGCAGAGGTGCTCGTAGCCGCCGCGCCGCAGGATGTGGCCGGGCGGGTCATCCTCATGCACGCGCTGGGCAATCATCACCTGAGCGAACGTCTTCGAGTCCTTGGCGCGCGTGCTCAGCGTCTTGTCCCAGAACGCGATGGCCTGCTCAAGGGCCGGCTTGCTGCGCGCCTCCTGCACCTTGATGAGGTCGTCACCCACCACGCGGTCAGCTCGAAGGCCAGTGCCACCGCCGCCCACTGACGTGGCGATGCGCTCTCCGCCCTTCGTGGTGCGGTAGTAGTCGAGCCGATTCTGGTCGTGGCGTAGCGCCCAATCCTGTTGAGCGCAATACGCTGCCTGGTACAGCGGGGACTCGATAATGGCGCGACACTTGATGCTCGCCCCCATCGAGAGGTCATGGCCATACGTAGCGTGAATGCTGCTCAGCCCGGGGTTGGTTGCCCACTCCCACGCAGGCCACATCACAGACACAGTGGTTGTCTTTGAGTGGCCGGGCGGAATCGAAATGGAGAGCTTGCGGATGTCGCCTCGGGTGACGGCCTCCAGGTGCTCGCAGATTGCGTCCAGGTGCCAGTTCCACCGCAGCGGGGTGAGTGGCTCGATGACGGGCCACATTAGCTTGACGAACTTCGCCAGGCTCCTCCGTGCGAGCTCGGCGCGGATGATGTCCGGCTCGGGCAACTCGTCGAGCAACTCTTGCAGCTGCTCGGGCGAGAGGCTCACCAGGCAGGCGCGCCAGGCAGGATGCGATCTGACCAGAACTCATCGTGCATCCAGCGATCGTCATCGCGAATACGGTGGTAGCGCCCGGTGTCGAGCAGCCACTCCTCACCTGTGCACGTGAGGTGCCAGTCGCCACGGCACCCGTCGTCGCAACCGCCGACCAGCCCGGCGCGTAGCAGCGCTCCCATGACTGCGGTCTGCTGGTCTCGGCCGAGGCCGGCAAGCAGCGGCTGTACCGTCGGCATCGATTCTTGCTCTGGCGTGCCCGTGTAGTCGCCGGTGGTGTGCCACACCGGGTTGGCGCCCAGCATGGCGAGGATGGCTTCTGTCAACTCAAGGGAGATCACCGCGGCGGCCACCTCTCACCGTACGTCCAGCCCTGTCCGCCGCTGCCGTAGCGCGTACAGATGTCAACGAGCACCTCGAAGTCCTCGGGGCGCACGTGCTGGTGCGCCTCGCGGCCCGGCTGGCGGACCGGCTCCTCGACGATGCCCGTGGGGTTGAGCGTCTCTTCCCACGCCGCGCGCTCGGCACGCAACCGCTCCAACTCCTCGGGGTTGAGCGTCTCTTCCCACAGCCGCTCCATGTCCCTCTGGGTGGCCATGCGACAGAGCGGCGCTGGGCTGAAGTCTTTCAGGTTCACCACTTCGGCCACCCAGCGGGGAACGCTCGATCTGCGTACTCATAGGGCTCGGTAGGCCCTGGATCGCTCGTTACCTTCAGCGGGGGCATGCTCGGGGGCTTCGTCTCCGCGGTGCAGTGCTCCCATCCCGTGCCGCCATCATCACAGCAGTCGCACGCCTCCGGATCCGTCACCCTCTCCGCCTCCAGCTCCGCGATGCGTGCGAGCAGGGCGGCGTGCTCGGCACGCACATCGGCGACGAGCTGTTCCTCATGCGGCTTGCCGAACGTACGCACAGTGTACTCGTCAATCAGCCTCTCAAGCGCGGTCACTCCTCCTCCCAATGCGTCCACGCGTTCGTCAGGGCGAGACGGTGCGCTCCGCCGATGAGCTTGCCATTCATCTCCCACTCGTCAACGTCGTATCTGTCTGGCGGCCAGCCGAGGTCGGCGCCCTCTGCGCGCTTGGACGTCTCGTCTCTCATGCATGCGGACATGGCTAGGTCCATCGAGGAGAAGACCCCCAGCACCTCGGAGCCCTCATGATGAATGGTGCCGATGGCCACCCACAGCGACTCAAGGAGCAGCTTCACCTCTATGTCTTCAACTAGCATCACTTCTCCTCCTCATGCTGCGCGCAACGCCTCACGACGAGGCGCACCAGGAAGCACGCAGATGGCGTGCGGCCGAGGTGGATGTCTTTAACCACGGCTGGCTCTCCGCAGGTGTCGCACTTGCCAAGACCGTCCACCTCTTCCTTGCTCAGTTCAGTCATCGCTCTCCCTCTGGTGTCGCATCCTTCGCCACTTCAACAGCGTCTGCCTCGACAGTCACGGGCTCTCTCACCGCCGTCTTGTCCACCAGCGACAGCAGCGAGTCGAGTTCGTGGCCCTGGAGTTTGGTCAAGTCATGTCGCGCCTGCTGTGTCGGGCTGATGCTGTCCGGCTTGCCCCACCCGCGCTCAGCGAGCCAGTGCAGGGCCATGAGTCGCTCCTTCACCGACGCCTGCTCGAGAGCAAGGGATGGGTTCCCGTCAGGGCCAAGCACCGGATGTCCGCGCTCGTCGAGGAACGCCAGCTGGCCTCGGAGGACCGCAAATGCGAAAGCGACCAACTCTTGGCCGTCGTCCGACTGGCGGCGGATCAGCTCGCCTAGGGTGCTCCGCGGCTTCCCACGAGGATTGCCGGAGACACCCTTCGGGAAGGGTCGACCCACAATGCGCTGTTCCTTGCTGTCAGCAGCGCCCATGTGCGCCTACATACCGCCAAGCGCGCCTTGGCTCAACCCCTGCGCTTCCGTCGCCTGTTGCTGGCCTTGAGAGCCTCGAGACGACTCAACATCACAGGCCCTTGCTCAGGCGGGACGCGTCGCGCTACCAGGGACCACGGAGTGCGCCAAGGCACGAAAAGAAGACAACCCATTGAAAACACTGAGTCAAGTGAAATCGAATTCCCTTGCGCTTTCGCATGATTGCTAGGCCTGAATTCGGCGTGCTCAGCGACGTTTTCGCTTATAGACCTATAAGTCAGGTGGCTTGTCTACAGCGCCATTGTCGGCATTTTCGCAGTGCTTCATGGCGACGCCCGGCGGAAGGTGATCGACCAGACCCAGGGGTTGCTCGCCCACGGCGCGCGCTTGGCGTTGAGTGAATCCCAGAGGGCCTCAAAGTGACGCCGGGCAGGCCACCGATGAGTCACGCAGCCGTCGTCGAACACCTCTCTCACGCGTGCACGTGCGCATCGCCACCGCCATCGAGGCAGTGGCACACCATCAGGACTCGGCTCCCCTTCGGCTGGCTCTCGGCTTGGCTTGGGCTCGCCCTCGGCTCCCCTTGGGCTGACCATCGGCCGAGCTCGCGTTGCTGCTCACGCTCCACCGCCAGCCGCTCCCGGTAGCAGGCTTGGCACAGCAGCGGGCCACCGCACTTCGTTCGCGAGCCGTCCGAGCGCGGGGTGACCCACCCGTGGCCCCATCCGATGTCGGCGTTCACTTGCCCCACCCGGCGGCAAACTCTCGACCCTTGTCCAGCGCCTCCCTGGCCGCCTCCTCCGGGCTCGGCTCATGGTTGCCGGCGATGCGCTCCAGCGCCTCCTGGTAGACCCCCCGAAGCGCGGCCTGAAGGAGTTCACCCTCGGACACGCGGTCAGCGCGGTCAGCCATTGCCTCGGACTCCAACTTGCGCAGCTCGCACAGGCGCACCAGCGCCTTGAGCTGTGCCGCTGCGGCGTCGATCTCCGTGTCGTCGAAACGCCCATCCGGGTCCGTGCGCGACATGAGCTCCACGCGCTCCTCATGCGAGACGGACAACGGCACACACTCATGCCGCCGAAGCGTGTCCAGCAGCATCCAGATTGCCTCGCTCATCGCGCCCCCAGGCTTGGACTGAGGCGGACCGCTGCCGCCAGCGCCGACTCGGTCGACGCGTACGGGTCGGACGAGAGGTACGGCCCAAGGATGAGCGAATTGGCGTTGTCGCGACGCACGATGGGCATCCACCACCCCGCCCACGATGCCATCCCACTGGGCACCCACTCGAGCACCACGATCGACCCATCGCTGTCGCACCGCGCATAGGTCACCATCGAGCCACCCGATCGCCAAGCTCCGCGATCAACGCCTCGGCCATCTCCGCACCGAGGAAGTTCGAGCCCTCGTCTGGATACGATGAGCAGTGGACGTACCAGCCTGGGCCCGAGTGTCCGTGCTCGCTGTACGAGACCACCGCGTCGTGCTCGTCCTCGCAGTCGTAGTAGGCGACGGCCTCTTTGATTTCGGCGTCGGTCATGATGCCACCGCCTTGACCCACGTCGAGATGGGCCCAAATCCAGCGGCCAGCGCGAGCCAGAACGGCGTGTACCGCAGGTTGATGTACCCGCCCGGGGTCCACTCGCTCTGGCCGTAGTCCCACGGGCACACACCGATGAGTTGCTTGATGGCCCACCCGCTCACGTACTCGATGGCGAAGATGAGGAGGACGAATGCTGGCGCCAGTGACACCCAGCGCCATCCGGTCGCGGACTGGAGCCCCTCCATGGCCAACGCGGCGAAGCCATAGATCGGGATCATCCATAGATAGGTGGTAGACGTGGCGCTCGGGTTGCCTTGGAGGACCGACCGCACACCGGTGAAGAGCACCTCGATCAACAGCCCCAGCGCCGCATACAGGGCGAACCTGCGCATAATCTCACCCATTGTCAGTCGACCTCTCCCTTTCGTAGCGAGTGAACTCGCCCTCGTCGGACATCCCGTAGTGATTCACCACCCCATCGATCAATCCAGGCGGTGGCAGGCCGTACGACTCAGCCATCTGGTCAAGCCAAGCCTTGAACTCCTCCCGCCCCATCTCGATGACCTGTGCCGCGAGCTCGAGATTGCGCCCGATCAGCGGCGTACAGTACGCGAGGTCCGCGCGACTGCGCGCCACCGCCGTGTCCGTCGCACTGGCGTACACTCCGGTTCGAATCACACTCATCGCTTCACCCACGCACAGTCACGCAGGTGGCCGACCGAGGTCAGCTCTTTGATTGGGCACCGGCACAGGGCCGGCGTCTTGTCGTCGTCGCGCGCCCTCCTGGCGGCGAGCAGAGGAGAGCCGTCCGGGAGCTGGGCCGGCTCCCAGAACGCTCGGTCCATGCGAGCGACGCACATTCCCAGCCCATGGACTTCGCCATTCACCCAGTCCGGGGCCTCGTCTGGAGTCGGCGCGATGATCCATCCGCCCGGCATTGGATGGCGCCCACAGAAGCACGTAGTCATTTCAGCACCTCCCTCGCCGCACATTGCACGGCGACAGAATCCAGCACAGAGACCTTGTCCACCACTGAGCGGTACCGGTCCCGCTCCCACGTCAGCTGCGCCACCATGCGCTGCAGCTGCGCCGCCTCCGCACGTAGGGCCTTGGCCTCATCCTGGAGACTCAACGCCTCCGCTGAGACGGACATGCCGCCCCGATGCAGGTTGGTGAGCTCCACCTCGGCATCGGTGACCAGTGCCCGAGTTGGACCATGCTGCGCTGCAGCCTCAATCAGCTTCCGAATCGCACTCACTTGCCACCACCCTTCGCTGCCCAGCGCTCGAATGCCTCGTCAAGGGACAGGTCGCGCTGAATGCTGGCGGGCGTGTCGAAGTCCCGAGACGCACTGACCAGCCAGCGACGCCTAGCTTCCTGCAGCTCCGCGTCCGCCCGGTCGCGCGCCTTTCTGTCGGCACGCCAGTCCTGAAGCTCGGATGCGTGAGGCGCAATCTGAGCGCGCTGGGATTTGATGGTCTGGTCGCGCTCCGCGTGAGCCTGGTCTCGCTTCGTCTCGTGTGCGAGCCGCTCACGTAGCCTTCGAATCTCATCGCGCAGTGGCCGCGCTGCAATTGACGCCAGGTCCTTCAGCTCCGCCTCTGCCGCTGACGCGACCTCCTCCACTAGAGAGTTGCCTGGATTGAGCGCCTTGGCCTCAGCAATCAGCTTCCGAATCGCACTCATCATGCCTCCTTGTGTTCGACGACCGCCCAGCACCAGCGGTCGGCAGTCATGTTCCGCAGCTCCAACGCGGCGCCGCAGTCGCACAGCGACGTTGCGCCGAGCAGCAGCACCTGTGCCGTGCGGACCTGCAGCATCAGTGCGTGTCCGCACAGCGGACACTCCACCTTCGGCTTGGCGCACCATCCGAGGACGTGGGTCATGCATCCTCGGAGTGCCATTCGAGATTCTGTCCATGCTCCTGGCAGCGGTGCGGTCCCACATGTCCGGTCCGCCGGCCGCACGAGAATGCGACGAACCCCATGGCGCGGCGCGCGCCGCATGGCGTAGGACCGTGCCGGTACGGAGCCGGTGGAGCATCCGGCACTCGGCACAGCGCCAGGCCAAGGAGCAGCAGCACCCACTTGCCGTCAGTGTGCCAGATGACGCCGAGCGCGAAGTTGCGCGACCAGCCGAGATGGTAGCCGAGGAGGGTCACGGTGCCACCTCCGAGTGCCACTCAAAGGGCGGACCGCCAAGCCGTGGCGGCAACATCGAGATGGCAAGGTACTCGCGCCCGCCAGGCATGGTGAGCCCGGGGTGACCTCGCGCGAACTCCTCCAACGCTCGCTCCGGCTTCTGCCAGGACTTCACCTCGTACACAGCAACGCGCCTCGAAGTGGACACGCCGCCTAACACCGTCTGCCTCATCAGCGAGATCCAGTACGTCACAGTCTCCTCCTGCGCATGTGCGCATCGCCTTCCAACGTCTCACCACAGGTGGGGCATCTCCACCTGACCACCATGTCCATCGGGAGCGGCGGCCGACTGTGCGTGCCGACCCGACAGAACAGCCGCAATACCCAGTCCAGCGCGCGAATCGCAGCTTGCCGCCACATCAGAGATTCGTCCTAAGATCGTTCGCCACCCGACCGAGCACGTCCACAGCGAACGCCCATGCTGCGCGCTGACTCGGCTCGACCAGCGCCATTGCGTCGCCGTGCACCTTCGCCACGGCCTCCACCCGACGGATGGCGTGTTCCTTGACCGCGGTGCGCGTCGACATCGCGCCGAGCAGAAACGAGACGGCGATGAGGCCGAAGCCGCAGAGGATGGTCCAAATCATGGCGCCTCCGCCTGTGCGATGGCTTCCTTGGCCTCATCTGCCTGCACGAGCACTTGCGTGCGGTGATCGCCATCGGCCAGCGACTCAAGCAGCGAGACACAGTCCTTCAGCGCACCCAGCAGCACCTTACGGTCCGTCCTGAGCCGTTCCGTATCCTCGGCGATCAGCTTGATGCTGAGCCCGATGCACTCGTCGCAGATGCCGATGCCGACCACCTCCGAAACAACCATCTTGCGCACATCTCGCAGCCTCTTCGCGCAGAAGGCGCACTCCGTGACCGGACTCACCGGTCACCTCCGGCCAGCGCAGCCTCGACCATCTCCACCGTGATGATTCCGCGCACGAGGGGAGCCATCTCAGCAAGCGCCTTGGCGCGAGCGGATCGCCAGGCGGCGGCGTCGGCGTAGGCGGCGGCGTCGG